TGCCCGGGAGGCTGGCGCGGCCGAGGACTTCACCCATCACGTCCTCGGATTCCTCGAGAACGGCCGCCCGAAGGACGGGGTGCGGACCCGCCTGTTCGCCCTCGACGAGGTGTTCGCACTCGCCGCCGCCCTCGAGGTGTCGCCGCTCGAGCTGCTCGGTGATTCCGCGCAGCTGTTCGTCGGCGACACGCACGCCGTGTCCGTCGAGTGCCCGAGGTGCGCGGCCGGGCCGGGGGGACTGGAGCGGGTCACCCGCGCCGACCTCGCCCGGCTGGGCGAGCTGTCGCCGCTGGAGACCACTCTCGTCGAGACCGCGTACCGGCTGGCCGCGGCGATCGACGGGGGCGAGGAGCCGAGGGCGTTGCCGGCGTTGACGAAGGAGCTGCGCGCGGTCGTGGAGCAGTTGTCCGCCGGCCGCCGGCGTGTACCTCCGCCGCCGCCGGAGGATGACTTCGGCGACCTCGATGACCCCGAGTGACGCGGGGCTGCTCTACGAGCACTACGGGCTGACGTGCCCGCCCCGGTGGGGCACGATGCGGGACTTCAGCCGGCAGACGTACGGCGCCAGGGTCGCGAAGATCGCGGCCTGGCTGGGCACGCCGCTGATGCCGTGGCAGCGCTACGTCGCCGACGTCGCCCTCGAGGTCGATCCGGAGACGGGCCTGTTCGCCTACCGGATCGTGGACGTGACAGTGCCTCGCCAATCGGGCAAAACGAGCATCATCCTGGCGGTCGCGGTGTGGCGGGCGCTGCGACGGCCGAGGCAGCGGATCGTCTACGGCGCGCAGACCGGTGTGGCGGCACTGGAGAAGTGGGAAGACGAGCACCTGCCGATGCTGGAGTCGTCGTCGGCGATGAAGGGGAAGTTCCGGGTCCGTAAGGGCGCGGCCCGCCAGGGGTTCCTCTACAACAACGGCAGCATCCACGGGCTGTTGGCGAACACCGAGATGTCCGGCCACGGCAAGGTCCTCGACGCGGCGTTCCTGGATGAGTACTTCGCGCAGGTCGACCACCGCTCGGATCAGGCGGTCGGCCCGGCGATGATCACCCGCAACGATGCGCAGAAGTGGCGCCTGTCCACGGCGGGCACGAGCGCGTCGGTGCCGTTCAACGCGATGCGCAAGGCGGGTCGCGAGCGCATCGAGGCGGGCTCGCTGTCGATGACGGCGTTCTTCGACTGGACCGCCATGGCCGGTCAGGCGCGCGATGACCCGGCGACGTGGCGCGGGTGCATGCCGGCGTACTGCCCGGCCCCGGTGCGTGGGGTGTGCCGGTGTTCGAACGAGTGGCGGCATACGACCAGCGAGCGGGCGATCCGCGGTGAGCTGGAGACGTACGCGGAGCAGCTCGAGGAGTTCGACCGGGCGTATCTGAACATCGGTCGCGATGACGGTGAGCTGAACCGGGACCCGAACGTGCCGACGCCCGAGGAGTGGGCGCTGCTGGCCGCCCCGGACGTGCCGGGCGGCGACGTCGTGGTCCTGGCGGTGGACATCACGCCCCGCCGGGACTGGGCCGCGATTGTCGCGGTCGGCGACACCGGACTCGGCCTACCCCGGGTGCGGATCCTCGACCACGGCCAGGGCGTGGAGTGGCTGCTGCCCCGGATCCTGGAGCTGCACGAGCGGATGCGCCCGCTGTGCTGGGTGCTCGATGACAAGTCGGCGGCGGGCACGCTGGTGCTGCCGATGGAGCGCAAGGGCATCATCCGGATGCCGCCGGAGGTCGAGGACCGCGACGCCCGCAAGGGCCCGCAGCGCGGGCAACTGTGGATTCCGACGGTCGGCCAGTACGGCGCCGCGTGCGGCACGTTCACGGACACGGTCCGCCAGGGCGCCCTGGTCCACTCCGGCCAGGAAGGTCTGACCGTCGCGATCGACGGCGCTGCGACCCGCCCGCTCGGTGACGGGCTGTGGGGCTGGGGCCGCAAGATCGGTTCCGCTGACATTTCGCCTCTGGTCGCCGCGACGTTGGGCCTGGCCGGGCTGGACCGGTGGCGGCATCTCGCCGTCAAGCGTGTCGAGGTCGGCGCCGTCAACACGACCATCCCGTCCGGGGCCGGGATGTTCCGGCCGACCGGCCGACTGAGCTTGTGAAGGAGAACCCGATGGACTTCAGCCAGGCGCTCGTCGCGCTCAGGGGCGGCAGCAGGATCACCCGCGACGGGTGGAACAGCGCGGGTCAGTTCGTCGTCCTGCAGGCCGGCTACCCGGACGGCATCGCGATCAACGAGAACACGGCGACCGCGACCGGGATCCCTCAGGGAACGGTGTGTCGGTTCCGCCCGTACCTGATGCTGCACACCGCCGACGGCTCGTTCGTGCCGTGGGCGCCGACCGTCAGCGACGTTCTCTGCGAGGACTGGCAGGTCGTGGCATGACCGAGATCCGTATCCCGGTGCCCCGGCTGCCGCGCGGCCTCGGCGCGAACCTTGCCGGGCTGCTCGGCCTGGTCGCGGTCGCCCTGGCGATCGGCGGCCTGACGGGAAACTGGTGGTGGTCCGTGCTGGTCGGCGGCGTGATGGCGGTCGGCCTGTCGTACATCGCGCAGACCCACGCGGCGGCCGAGGCGGATGTCGCTGTGCCGGTCGTGGCGGCGGCGCGCACGCAGCCTGCGGTCCGCGCGGTGCCCACGCCGGTGAGTGCCTGATGACTGTCTCGACTGGGCCGCTCGACTTTGCGGCGCGCGACGTGACCGCTGCTGCCATCGCGTACATCGAGTCTCCTGTCGATGTCGAGATCGGCGAGGGCAAGGACCTGTATCTCAGCCTGGAGTCAGCCGTCATCGCGTACCGGCTGGCCGAGCAGAACGAGAGCGCGTCCGCCGACCGCACAGTTGGCGGCGAGAGTCCGTGAGGCCGCTGCTCGTACCCGCGCGTCGCCCGGTCCGCGTGGCCGAGGCGATCATCGACCAGGTCGCCGCGACCGGCGGCGGCCTCGGCGCGTGGGGCCGAGACCCGATCGACGGCGACGTCGGCTACCGGCGGGCCGGGTCCGCAGGCAGCCGCGAGGTGCCGTACTGGACCCGGGAGCGGGCCCGCGACTACTCGGTGACCGCGTACCGCAGCAACCCCATGGCGACCGCCGTCATCGACACCCAGATCGCATTTTGCGTCGGCGACTCCGGCGTGTCATGGCAGGCCACGAATCCCAAGGTCGGCGAGATTGTCCGCGAGTTCTGGGACGACCCGGCGAACCGCGTCGGAGAGATCCAGGAGATCGAGCTGCGCTCGCAACTGCTGCTCGGCGAGAAGCTCCAGGAGCTGATGGTCGCCGAGCACTCCGGCGTGGTCCGGTTTTGCCCGGTCGAGCCCGCGACCATCAAGGACATCGGCTGCCGGTTCGGCAACCCGCTGTGGCCGAACAAGGTTCTCCTGCCGCCCGGCCCGGGCTCCGAGGACGACCGGGCCTGGGACCTCGTGCAGGTCGACGACGAGACCGGATTGCGCGCCGGGCGGGCCATGTTCTGGGCGCCCTGGCGAACCCTGGACACCGACACCCGGGGCATGCCTTTCCTGACGAGCATCCTGGACTGGCTGGACAGCTACGACACCGTGCTCAGCAACCTGATCGACCGGACCGCGCTGGCCCGGTACATGGTGTGGGACGTCACCGTCCAGGGCGGGCAGGACAAGGTTGACGAGTTCGTCACCGCGCGCGGTGGCCTGCACGTCCCGCCGTCCGGTTCGATCGAGGTGCACAACGACGCTGTGGCGTGGGAGCCGAAGACGGTGAGCACCGGGGCGATGGAGGACACCATCGCCAATAAGTCAGTGCTGACGAACATCGCCTCGGGCACCGGCCTGGCCCGGACGTGGCTCGCCGACCCGGAGGACGCCAACCGGGCCACCTCGCTGACGATGGCCGAGCCGGTACGGCGCCGTGTCGGCGCTATTCAGAAGGTCTGGCTGGCGCAGCAGACCGAGCGGGTTCGCTTCGCGGTCGACCGGGCCGTCGCTGCCGGGCGCCTCCCGGCGATGGTCGACGCCCGGGATCCGCGCACGGGCGCGGCGACCCAGATTCCCGCGTCGCAGGCGGTCATCGTGACCGGTCCGGAGATCGCGGCGGCCGACAGCCAGATCACGGCGCAGGTGCTGCTCAATCTGTCCACCGGTCTGGAGAAGCTGGTCGCGATCGGCGCGCTTTCCGAGGAGGCGTCGGCCCTGGCCGCCCGTAAGGCGTGGGAAGACTATGTGGGCGTTCCGTTCACTGCCGAGCTGAACTCGCCGGCCGCCAATCCCGACGACGTCGCCCAGGCCGTCGACGACGCGAAGCCGAACCTGCGGGCAGTGTGAGGAGAGCCGATGGATGACATCGAGAAGTACGCCCGGCTGCTGGGCATGAAGCCGCACCGGGAGGTGCTGGAGGTCCGCGAGGTCGAGGGCGGGCACGCGGTGCGCACTCACGACGGGCAGTGGACCCTGGTCCGCGACTCCGGTGTGGTCAGTCCGATCGACGGGGCCTATGCGGCGATGCTGCGCGGTTTCCACGGCGAGCCCGAGCCGGTCGAGTTGACCCGGGCGTTGGAGGACGCCGTCGACCTGGCCGAGGCGCTCACCGAACAGGTGGTCGCCAAGCCAGTGCTGCCCAAGCGTCGGGGCAGGGCCTGAGCCGTGGGCTTCGACCCACGGCAGCGGCGCGACGGCGACGGCCAATGGTCGGACGGCATCCCCGGGCCCAGCGTTTCCGGGCGTCCGCTGGATCTGCGTGAGCACGGCTCGCTCCTAATGCGAGTAGAAAAGTTGAGCGAGGGCGGCCTGCGGGTACGCATCCCGTACGACGACACCCGGCTTCCGGGTCTTCCGCCGGACATGATCCATCTAGGCCCCGGCTCTGCGGCCGAACTCGGCGAAGAGCTCGACGCTCTGACGACGCTGCGCACGGCTTACGTCGAGCGTGCGCGCAGGGCGTGGGACGCCGTAGACGAACACGAGCAGGGCACGCCCGGCTACAGCGCCGCAATAGTCGCCTGGAACGCCATTGGCGGTGACGGGCAACTGGTCGCTGGGGGTGAACTGGACGGCGATACGGGCACGCTTGTCTATCAGATCCGCATGGGCATCGAGGTCGACGACACCAAATTCCTCATGGGAATCCGGCCGACCGGCGTCGATCCGGATAGCTGGCTCCTTGAGTACGCCGCCGCGGACGGAACGGGCGGGGCGGGCACCGAGTTGTCGATGGCCGCGATGCGTCGTCTCCGCAAGCATCTTGCCACCAATGCGACCGAGGGTGTCGCCCCCGATCTGCCGGAGGAGCCTGCTTTGATCACCTATGGGCCGGTCGACGAGCTGACCCGCGAGGCACTCGTGGGCGTCGACACCGATGATGAGCTGACCCGTGAGGCGGTTGCCGCCATCGGGGACTGGTATGCCGCCGAGCCGACGCCGGAGGCGTTCACCTCGGAGTTGCACCCCCGGGCGCCGGCCGGTGCCGCCACCGGCGGCCAGTTCGCCGCTGGTGGTGGTGGTGCGGCCGGCAAGGCGCCTGCGGGAAAGCCGCCGGCCGGCAAGCGACGCATCGGCGGGGAGACTCTGTCCTTCGACGGGAAGTCCGGCCGTGGTGCCGGGTACGGCCGGCCCGGCGGTGACCCTCGGGTCCGCAAGCTGCAGCAGGCGCTGACCCGGCTCGGGCTGACTGACGCGGCCGGCCGGAAGCTGGTCGTCGACGGCAAGCTCGGCCCGAAGACCACTGCGGCGATCAAGGCCGCGCAGCGCAAGCTCGGCGTCCCGGCCGACGGCAAGGTGACGCCTGAGTTGTTGGTGAAGCTGGTCGCTGCGAAGTCGCTCACGAAGCCCGCCAAGGGGCCCGCCGTGAAGTCGGCCAAGCCCGCCGTGGGGAAGGCGGCCCCGGCTAAGGCCGCACCTTATTCCCGGCCGGGCACGTCACGGGCACGAGAGGCCGACATGGACGACACCACGGAGAGCCTCGACCGGATCGGCGGCCGGGTCCTCGAGGCCAAGGGCACCGACGCCGCCGGCGGCCGGATCTTCCGGGTGCAGATCATCGAGGCCGGGGAGTCCAAGAACCGGCGCAGCTACCCGGCCGCCGTGCTGGCCAAGGCCACCCGCCTGTATGAGGGTGCGAAGGCGTACGACCACCACCGGACCCCGGGCGAGCTGGCCACGTCCACGATCGCCGGCCTTGTCGGCTCGTACCGCAACGTCGAGGCGTCCGAGGTGGGTCTTGAGGGAGACCTGCACCTGCTGCCGTCGGCGACCCACACCGCCGAGGCCCTCGACGCGTCGCTCGACGCGCAGGGGCAGGGTCTGCCGCCGCTGGTCGGTATCTCCCACGACGCGATGACCTACACCCGGCCGATCATGGTCGGCGGCCGGCGGCTGCAGGAGGCCGTGTCCATCACCAAAGTCAACTCCGCCGATGTGGTCGCTGACCCTGCCGCCGGAGGTAAGGCCACCCGCGTGCTCGCGGGTGGCATCGAAGAGACCGACCCGGAGGACTCCGGGGAGAGCAACGAGGAGGACGACGTGGCACTCACGTCTCAGACCGTGCTCGCCGCGCTCAAGGACGCATCGCCCGAGGATCTCGCCGCGGTCGGTCTGAGCAAGGCGGCCACGACGGCCGAGCCCACCACCACCGAGACGGAGGCGACCCCGGTGACCGAATCCGTGGCCGGCATCGAGAAGGCGTCGTTCCTCGGCGGCCTGATGATCGAGCGCAAGGTGGAGTCTGCGGGCCTGCCGGCGGCGGTCGCCGCGCAGCTGGCCGCGTCGATGCCGGATCGGATCACCGAGTCCGACGTCGACGGGCAGATCGCGGCGCTGCAGTCCGTCATCGGTGTGGCCGAGCGTGCCGGGCTGGCCCCGACCGGGACCGCGCAGGTGACCCGGGAGTCCCGGGACAAGGTCGTCGACGGCCTCGACAAGATGTTCGACGGCGACTACAGCGTCTTCCGCAGCTTCAAGCAGGCGCACTCGGCGTTCACCGGCTACCGGCCGTCCGCGTGGGGCGAGGACGAGAACCGCGCGATCCTGCGTGAGTCCGCCGGCCAGTTCTACGACTCGTCGATGCGGTCGACGGAGTCGATGACCTCGTCGACGTGGGCGGAGGTCCTCGGCGACTCGATCACCCGCAAGATGATCTCCGACTACAACCAGCCGTCGTTGCAGTCGTGGCGACCGATCGTCTCGGACATCGTGCCGGTCAACGATTTCCGCACGCAGCACCGCGTCCGGGTCGGCGGCTACGGCGAACTGCCCGTGGTCAACCAGGGTGCCCCGTACCAGCCGCTGACTTCGCCGACGGACGAAGAGGTGACGTACGCGATCGAGAAGAAGGGCGGCACCGAGGATCTGACCATGGAGATGGTCGCCAACGACGACATCGGGTCGATCCGGAAGATTCCCCAGCGGCTCGGCCTGGCGGCGGCCCGCACGCTGCATAACTTCGTGTGGACGTTCTTGTCCGGCAACGCGGCCATCTACGACTCGGTGGCGTTGTTCCACGCCACGCACGCGAACACGACTGCGGTGGCGCTGTCCCAGTCCGGGCTGTCGACGCTGCGGCAGCTGATGCGCAGCCAGACCGGCTACGGCGACACGAGCAACATCCTGTCGCTGGTGCCGAAGTTCCTCATCGTGCCGAACGAGCTGGAGGAGTTGGCCTTCCAGCTGTGCGCCAGCGCGGTGGCGGTCCCGGCCACCCCGGCCGGCCCGTCGGACACCCCGAACCTGCACCGCAACATGACCCCGATCGTCGTCGACTACTTCACCGACGCCAACGACTGGTTCACGGTCGCCGACCCGGCGCTGTGCCCGACGATCGAGATCGGCTTCTACCAGGGCCGCCAGGAGCCGGAGCTGTTCACGCAGTCGGATCAGAACGTTGGTTCGGTGTTTAACGGCGATAAGGTCACGCACAAAATCCGCCACACGTACAAGGGTGCGGTCACCGAGTTCCGGGGTATGCAGAGGGGCACGCAGTGACGTAATCCTGTGGGCTCACCTGTATGGGTAGGCCCCGCAGGACGACCGCAATGCAAGGTGGATGGTTGCACCGGCACGAACACTGCTCGGGGCTGGTGCAACGTCCACTACCGCCGCTGGAAGCGAACCGGCGATCCGCTCAAGGTGGCCTGGGAGTGCGGCGATCCGGTCGCCAACTTCTGGGCCAAGGTGCGCTGGGTACTACGAGCGCACCCAGAAGAAGACGTAGCCCCGGGGATTCCTCCTGCGGGGCATGCACCCGTTGGAGGAATCCCTCATGCAGTTCAGCGAACTGGGCGGCACGCTGCAGGTCGTGGCGTACGTGCCCAGCCAGGCGACCCTTGGCACTGTCGATAACTGGCCGGTGTGGCAGACCGGCCTCAAGGCGAAGATCACCGCGGTGACGTTCGTGCCGAGTGCGGCGATTACCGCGAACGGCACCCACTACTCCGATTACACGCTGACCCGGTACACGGCTGGGGCGTCG